AATCGTCCCACTTGCTGTTTTAAATAGTGCCTCATGAACCGGCTTCCATCCACGTCTTGCCGCAGCACCAAAGATAATAGGACGGTTAAAGAATCGGTTTGTATAGGTACAATTATGTTTCCCATATCCCGCAGTTACCTGAAGGAGTCCATGATTTGACTGGAAGCCTAAGAAATTAATCGATAGTGCATCAATCCATTGGTCTTCTGTCTCTCCAGGCACTCCATCGGCAATTTTCCTCGCCCCCAAAAGTCCGGTGATAAAATTGTTTTGAAATGTTACCGGATCTTGAAGTTTCGAATCGACAGAGTTAGCCAGGGCGCGGTTTGCGACTGTAGCCGTTGTCAATGCGCCAAAGGGACGAAGCCCTGTTGGATTCGCGATAGCGATGTCCATTGCGTTAAGTAAGTCGATATCTCCACATTTTGGTCCCACAACAGGGATTGTGAAAATATCCCCTGCGGCAAGAACACCAGTGAAGGTGACGGTCAGACCCGTATCAATTTTTGAATCCTTGAGTGCAACAATTCCAGTCGCTGGAATAAATGCTTCTGAGGAAAAACGTTCTCCATCCACTGCGAAAATAAAAGTTGGGTTCGGACTTCCACCTACCGTTCCACTCCGTACGATCTGCGTTTGAAGCAGAATATAATTATCAAAAGGAGTTCCGGAAACTGTCATGGTACCACTTGAACCGAATGGAAGAGCAGTTGCACCAGCGGCCACACCAACCCCAGAACCATCGCCTGTATTTGCAACGCCAGCCAAAAGGGCCATGGCCGCGGGAGAAGCGGCAACTGCAGCTCGAATTTCATCGGCAGTTGCTAAAATCGCCATCGCACTACTTCGCAACGTAACAGAAATTGCCTTGAGCACAACGGCGACCGTAGTCGTTGCTGTCACCATTCCGGTATTAATCTGAGCAACGGTAACACCTGATTGATTTGCGGTATAAGTCACCCCTGCGTTCAAAGCCCCTATGGAGGTAGGAGTTCCAACCGAGGTAGGAGAAAGTGTTTTTACAACAGTGCTTGTAGTTCCAAGTGTTGTCGTCTTTGTTTTGGTAAAGTAAATTGGATAACCAGCCTTTTGCCCAATTTCGACAACAAAGGCAGGCCCCTCTCCGTATCCAATTCTTGCTCTGGCATCCTCTGCATTGTTAATCGTATAAGAGGTTTCATCAACACCAAGAGATGAGAGTCCAACCACATGAAACTGAGAATAAAGAGGTTGTGTATTGAGCTGCGCAGAACTATCTCGAAGCGTAACGCTAATTACTGGTATTGTCGCCATTCCGTTCTCCTACGGTTTCAATTGGGGAGTCAGATTTAAAAACTGTGCTGGCCCCATTGGGTTTAATTCATAAACTTGTACATACACTGTAAAACTAATGACGTAACACATGGATGCTTCACTCTCGTTTTTTCGTCCATCCCAGCGACCTGTTGGCCAACCGAAATTTGAACAACCATTGAGTGAGTGATAAAGGGCAATATACCAATCGTTGTAAAGTTGCTCGATCTGGCGGATGCCTTCTAGCCCATCCCCTTTTGAAAATAAATGTACATCACAACCTGCTTCTCTTGTCGCCCTGGCTCTTTCAACAACCTGTTTCCCTTGATAAATTCCGGCATTGTGTGCCTGAATCGGGCCACGATTGGTATCATTGGTGGGAACCCAGATAAAACAAGGAAGTGCCTTAGCCGCCAAAAGGGCCAGGTCGCCAATCTCATGCGGAATATTGACCATGAGTGGATGAGAGCGTACTGCTTCAAACGCTTCGCATAGCAGCATTGAACCTCAATTGAAACTCTCTCATCATGGCTTTCTCCAAACGCCGCAACCAAGGTTTCGAAATTTTAACATCGGGTAAGAAATTACGTTGGGCCATTCTCACGGTCCCCATTTGATGAAATACGGAATACCATTTCCTCGAAAAGACTAAAATCTTTCCTGCGCGAGATTCGAAAACAAGTGCTGGCCATAAATTACGAATCGGGTCACGACCGCTTCCATCCACAAGAGGCTCCCATGAATCGCCCTCTGGGCTGATATTCGACTTAAAGGTTTCCATAACGAGAAGCTTTAATTCAAAACAAGCAGCTCCGGCCATATCTGCGCTAAAATAGCTATGATAGGATTTAAAATAACGAATCAGCGTCTTTAAGGGTAACGTTGAACTCATATCGGGAACACATGATTCTCCCATGAGAGGGGAATAATCGGCTCCACAAGCGTTGGAAACTCAACAGGGGGCGGTGTCTCTGTGATTAAGGGTCGATGATGTCCGTCTCTTACATTGGCTAACCATTTCATCGCTTCTTTGGGTTCGTAAACCTTATAATCCTGACCAGGGTTGAGTCCTTTTCGTTTCAGAAGTACCCAACGAGTTAACTCACAAACGACCCATTCTAAATCGGGTGGGACCGTTAACAAAGGGAGTCTGTAAACATCGGCTAAAAAGCTATCGCAAAATCGACTTTGTGCTTCGAGTTGGTCTAATACATCTGGTGAGGGTTGTGTTGTAAAGGTCCATTGGTCAGCCAGTACGAAGCTGGGGACCGTTCCATTTCGGAACTCTAACCGAAGTCCCGCTTCTGGAACATTGATATAAGCTACATTCTCATCCTGGCTGACCTCTCGCGTGGTTAAGAAAGTAACCCCATTATCCATCGAGATTTTAATCTGAGGAAGTGGCCCAGGATTGATTACATTGGTGACGTTAATCTCTCCCGCGACTGCAACGATAACAAGCATGTTGAAAGCATCGATAGGATTAGAACGTGGTCCAACCCGAAGCGATCCTGTTCCGGTCCCTGTTTTTGTAAGCGCAGAAATAAACCCTGGTGCAAAATCAGTTTCCTGAAACATGGAGTTTCTAGAAATTGCAAACTGCCAAAACCGTTTCGGCGATGCGTAGGGAGCCATTTATTATTCTCTATACAGAACTTAAAGCAACATTCATTCGAAAAGTAGCGCCATCCACTGCATCCTCTGAGGCCTTACCTACAATATCAACACCGGTTGCCATCCCAATTGCTTTTACCTTGCCACCCGTTGCTGTAATTAACTGACTGTCTTTAGGAATAGCGCCACTTGCAATTCCATTGCCAGCCCCTGATTGGATAACTAAAATATTGGTCCCTGGCCCTTGATTGACAACGGAAGGATGAACCACTCCAGCCACTGTACCAGGTCCGGACGAATCTGCAGCCAAAACCACTTCCCACTTATCTAAGCTGATTGTGATAGAGCCACCTGGGTCAATATTGGTAGAGATATGTTTCATCCCTTTGATTAACTCATCTCGCGTAGTTGGCAAGTAATAAGTTCCTGGACCTGGAATAGAAATGCTTCGATTTAAAAAGGTTGGGAAAAGAGGATTGACCTGAACCGCAGCCGTAAGAGTATGAGGAACCGTACCCATACCAGCTACGATTTTAATTCTGCCTACAACTCCTCCAACTGGAAATACAACCGCTGCATTGATTGGAGCGCCTGGCATAAAGCTCATCATGGGAACATTCGAAACACTATGGTTGACAACCTGCCCACCATTTAAATTGCCCATATCGGCACTTTTTAAAAGCATGTATGACATACGAAACTCTCCCTATCTCTTTAGATGGTAATTCCACCATAAATATTTTGTTCTTTGAATCCGAAAATACAGTTTGGTCCTTGTCCCGCCTGTACGAAAATAGAAGTTCTGTCAAGTGCCATGGGGGAAAGCACAGTGTCATAGCTCCCAATTCCTTTCCAACTTTCACGATCTTTGGAATAGTAACAAGAAACAACCGAACCGCTGACGTCAATTGCTAAGTATGAAGCTGGACAAGTATCTGCAGAAATCGAGTTGACATTGGAGTAGACAATGCTGCCAGATGTAATCACAATCATCCCAATCGCCCACATGTCCATCGCGATTCTCGCAAGCTCAATGAGAACTAAATTATTCAAGTCAATATCGCTGCCCGCTTGTTGGGAAAAAACGTAATACATTACGTCGGCCCCCAAAAATGGAACCTGAGAATAAGAATCCATAGAGATAGGGCCTAATTCGCATGAAAAATTGGAGCCTGGCGGATGTAGCAGTTGTCGAGACCCTAAAAATAGCCCACTTCCATCATAGGAAGGTTGCACTAGGAGCCAGTCCTTACGCTGAGTCACAGATGCCCTGGCCTGAGAAGGAACCCCCGTAGTAAATGAAAGGCCTCTTGTCGGAGGACTGCCTAGGTAGCCCCATGTCGCTGTTGGAGAGTTCCAATCTGAACGAAATTGAAGAACTGACTGACGTCCAAAATAATACCGATCTTGAGTATTGGAAGAATACCTCTCATTCGAAGTGCCATAATCCGTAACGACAAATGTGTTGTTTGGGGCTGTGCCAAGTTGGTCATTCCAAGAAAGCGTCGTTTTATCGTCAAGAAATACTTCATTGGGGGCATCCATGGCGTTATTGCCAATGATAGGATTGAAATAACCAAAAACAGTATCTTTGACGACGATAGGATCTATCCCTTTTAATTCCGCTGCCTGTATGGAGCATCCTGTCAATTGAATCGCTTGGCCAATTAAAAAGTTACATCCTGGCTCATAAATCGTATTCGTTCCAGAAATAGGACCAGTAATGATAGTATCCCCGGTAACAGTATTGTTTGGGAATACATCGGGGAATCCTTCATCCACCAATCCACTATCGATAACAGCAACCAAGCTGCTTCCCGTTTGCGTAATTGCACCACGTCTCGCATTCTTGGTGTAAATGATGCACCCATTCGGAGAACCACCATCCACAACTGATGTATCTAAAACTGTAAGATTTGCATACTCAAGAGTAGAGGCATAAGGAACATCTACTGTTTGTGTTATGTTTCGAAGGACTGTGAAATCAATATGATGTCCCTCAATAAAATAAGCTCTTCCCGCTGGAAGGGTTACATCCCCTGGCTCTATTCCTGGCCCCCCGATAATTCTCCAAGACATCGCCGCTGGTTGAGTTGCCGTATAGGCAATCGCCAAAGCCAAAGAGGCATACGGAAACATAATGCTTCCATCTTGCTGAAGAGGTGGAACAGTTGTGTTGTAGTCAAAAAATAGGATATTACAAGAACGGTGCCCTGGCCCTAATAAACTTGTTGTTGTGACTCCACGGAAACTAGGGAGTCGGCCAGGAATAGGGTCGGCAGATAACACCGTTCCTGGTGTTTGGGGACCGAAATTCTGAGGACTTGCGCCATAAAAAGGAATGATAGAACCGGTAAACGATGGATAGGTGTTTCCATAAATCGCATCAATCCCATTTTGTTCTATAAGGGTTCCAAGACCGGAAAAATCAGCATCCTGAATTCCTCCAAAAATACCAGGCTCTGCTTGTGAAGCAATCAGTACGGAACCTACACCCATTCCCCGAAATACCGCCGTTGTTGGAGCGGGAAATGCGCGTGTTGGAGAACCAAAAGTAGCAAATACACCATATTGGGTATCTGGTATCTGAGCTAACTCTACAGTCCCTTGTCTATCTAAAAGCGCTCCTAGTTCTACAATGAACACATAGGGGTTTGTGCCATCTCCGGAAAAGGTTAAACAAGGAGCCGTATTTTGGGTCGTTAACTGAAGACCGAAATTAATTCCTCGCAAGTTATCAATCACAACACCTGCCGGAATAGTCACCTGAACACTTCCAGTCGCTGGGCTTGTTCCTGACCAAATCGTATCCTTTGGCAAATTCCAATTGCTAGGAATGGTCACATTTTGAGTGAATAAAACTCGACTCCCTTGTGGCCCCGCAGATACAGCCGCCATGAGTTCCGCAATGGTCTTCTATCGAATGGCGTCAGAAGCAGTGACAGAAGGATCATAGACAAAATCCATGATTTTTAAATTCACAATGTCGGAACCATCTGTTGCTTCTTCTAGGTCTGGAACCGTAGGATCTATACCGATAGGTTTTAACATAACCCCTCTAAATTCTTGAAACTGGTTGAGGATCTAATATGCACAGTGCCAAAGAACCCGTCATGTCTAGTGGATTATACATGGATGCATCCACGATAAATCCACCCACTGCTCGATAGTGACCCATGATAACCGGAAAATCGCTACTCGCCAGGCCCGCTGTGTCGTCAGATAACCAAAAAGGTCTTCCTCCTACCATGGTCACACCAAGACCAGGCTTGAACCGTACCATGTAAGGATAACCTCTCACGGTTTGGAGTCCCATTTGCGCTACGCTCCAAATTCCCGCAAAAGCAGTCGCCCTGGCAGCGAAATCACACTTGCTTAAATCGACCGTTAAGTTTGCAACATAGGAATAAAGTTGTCCCTCGAAAGTCGGCGCTGTTGTATAGGTTAACCCTAATTGAATCGGAGGGGCCGATGCTGGAACAGGTACCCACTGAGTCCCATTGAATCTAGGTTCATCTCCACTTGCTGGTGTAGACATCCCTGTTCCAAGAGGAACCCCCTTCCATCCCTTGACCCGAGGATTGGGATAGGTGAGTTCAAGATCGCCACCCGCTGGACCCGTAGGCGCACCACCACCTCCTCCTCCACCACCAAAATTGTTTTTTTCAACCCAATAAAATTCTAACGCCATTAGGGACCTGAAGAAACATAATTTGCTCGGTAAACATCAGCAAAGGTTACATTGGCAGGTGAGCCAATAATCACAACCAATACATAGTATGCATCCTCATCCGTGCATACGAAACGGTCTTGGCGTGGACTATAATCTAAAGAGTCAAGCCCTACAGTAGGGTCGTGCAAACAAACACCATTTGCGTGCCAGATCCATACATCGTTTTTAGAGTCATAAACAGCAACTCTGAAGGTGACAGGTGCCGTATGAACCGAAGCATGGACCAAAACACCGCGCCGCGATTGAATTGCTTGAGGCACTTGTACTGGTTTGGTCCCTGCCGTAGGCAAAGCGGTAAGAAATGCCATGGCAAACTCCTCTTAAATTACGCAGTGCATTTCATGGTCAAAAACCATGCTGGAACATAGGAACATCCACGCGCTGGAACATCCATGTAGACTTTTTCCGTACGGATGAAGTCGGAATCATAGAAACCGGCACCCATTCCTGGCATATTTGCCAAAAACTGGGGCTCTTTTTCAATCTGATTCACAACTGGCATCTGTCCAAGCGAAGTACTCCATAGGTACCAGGTAGTGCGAGTCGGATCATTCGATGCCGCCCCTGGTGGGATCAATTCGGGCACAACCATAAGCTTTGTCGTTCCCTGGTTGACGTTGGTCGCTCCGGCTGCGTTATAAGGAGCAACCACAACTCTGCGTGCTTCTGCCTCAAGCCCTGGCGGAACCATAAGGATGTCTGGCCATGCACCCACTGGCTCACCATCAAACCCTCGGAAATCCATGAACAGCGCTCGCGCTTTTTCATAGTTCGCCGCACTAAAGGCAGTGGTGGTAAGTAAGTTCGCCTGAGTTCCCTTGAGTACATCATTGGGATCGACTGGATGAAGAGTGGACCAAGTAGGAACTCCATCAAATCCAACGAAAGCAGGATCGAAAGAAGCACCCCCGTTTCGAATAGTATCAATCACTAAAAATCGTTTCCAGTTAGCCGCAGCCTGTACAAGCTGAGTTACCACGGAACCAATTCGTCGAAAGTTATCTCGCTCTAGGTCTTCGATTTGAATCTCTTGAAGAGAAGAAAATTTCTTGTTGACCGCCTTAAACCCACGGATGAAATAGTTATTGATGGTTTTATTGGCAACCCATTCCCGAAGACGTGGTACTCGATCAGCCCAAACAATTTCTTCCTCGGCAAGGCCAGAAGTATCAGCCTGGGTGATCATGTTATAGTCCCATAGCCCATTAAATCGGTATTGCTCAAGACCTTGCTGCCATTTTACTTTTAAGCCCTTAAAGAGGCTGGTAAGATTACTAGGTGTAATTTGCATCTGATTTTCCCTTTACGAAAACTTCAATTCAACCCAAACGCCATCTGCATCAACTTGACGGACAAGTCCAGCAATAGAACGAGTTGCACCACCATCTGTTTTTGCTACCGTGTTGTCATCGACGATATAACAATTAAACAACACCGCATTGACAAAATCGACGCCCGCTGGACTGTTATTGAATTTAAACACACCGGCCCGTACGATAGCATTTACAGCACCAGGGGCTCCCAGAGTATTGTCTACTGTCTTCTCACAACGTCCGCACCCCTGCGCACCAGTCTCTACGGCCCCAGGATGAACCAAGGAGCTTTTATAGGCAACAAGAGCACCCTGGAATAATTTGACACCTGCGGCAACGGGGAAAAGTCCTTGATTTACTGCGGACCCAGCACCTGCCATCTGTGGAGTATTTCTTTCAATCGTTAATGCCGCCATTAGTTTAGCCTCACTTTATCTAAGAAAGCTTTCGCTTCGGGGTCCATCGTCTCTGATTCGGCTGATTTCTTTATATCGACAACTTTGTCTGCGATCGGAGCTGTTTTGATATGAAGTGCCGGAGCCGTTTCTAGAAATGTTTGCAAATCGAGTCTGGAATAACCTTCATATTTGGTTTGTTCCTGCGGATCGATTTTGCCTGCGCCAATGGCTTCTTTCACCATGCGCTCAATCTCTGTTTTTTCGTACTTTTTCGCTAGTTTTGCCTGGCTTATGAGCGATAAAACAGCTCCCACAAGTCCGCTTTTAACCGATGAAAACTCACGAACGGTCTTTTTGAGTGTTTTTAAAGACTCCATAGGTTTGTCATAACCTGTCATCTCTTGCATTTTTGAAATCAGAGGAGAGAGGGTTTCAGCAACCAGTTTCCCCATATCAGACACGGTTTTATCCCCATCTGCCGCTGCTTCCTGGGCCTCTTCCATCGCGAGGGCCAGGGAGTCATAAAGTTCGTTTACAATCATTTTGGTACTCCCCTTTGTCATGGTTTTCTTGGTTGGTACTGAAATTGCATCCTCTTTTAAAGGAATAGGATCTAATGTGGCTGGTGTATTTGTCAAAGCCACATCGTATAAGGCCTCAATAATATTAGAACTATTCAAGTCAAATACGCCTGAGAGGTAACGTTTTTCTTTCGATTCAATCGATTCTTTGCCTAATTTTGTCCATTCGATATTAATAATTTTGCATTCATTCTCTGTGGCAAGAACAGTCCCCCATCCCGCCGCTTTTTTTTGATGGCCAGGGATTTGCGGGTTGTGCGTATCATGCTCATAGTCAAAATGAATCTCCCTGCCCAGGGTTTTCCATTGGGCAGTAATCGACTCAGAGCTTTGCTTATTGTAGACCTTTTTTGGGCACTTGAGAGAAGGATTAATACCCGCCCTCCATAAAACAATCTCTGTCGGAGCGCCTTGATCCGTAAGCAAAATTGAAAAATTCTCTGTGATTCTATTTTTCATACAACGCGGTCCTCTAAATTGGCCTTCTTTGTTAATTCCATACCACACTGATTGTAGATGTACTCAGCGTCGTATTTAATCCCTGCTTCGTTCATGTCTTTCATGGCAGCCGATGCAGCATTTAACGCTTTTGCGTGCTCTGCCCCTACTTGTGCCTTCATAAGCAAATCCCCAGAGGTTGTGCCATCGAAACTACAGTAGGGGTATAGATCCGTATCAATTCGGTTGTATTCGCAAATTGCCTCAAAAACTGGCACAAGTGGCGGTGTCGCCTCGTCACAATCAGAGTATAGATATTTGTTGGTTTGTTTCTCGGCAACTTCGGCCTTGGCTCGCGAGCCATAAGGTAGGGATTGTGTATTCTCTATCGCTCCAAGCAAAACCAAGGTGATATATTTGTCATAAAGAGCAATTAAGTCTACAAATGTCAAATAAGAGTTTCCTGTCGCCTCTACGAGAGATAAATCGTACTTTAAGCCATCTTCATACATCGGTGCGGTAAACACTTGGCCACCGAGTAATTTTTGTGCTCTGGCAACAAGTAATTTAACATCGTCGCTTTCCCTTTGTTGGCCAGGGACTGTGACCTTGCGAATGGGAGTCCCATGAACACGAGCATAATTTTGCCAGAGCCGAATCGCTTCTTGTTTTAGGAACCAGACAACCGCAAGCGCTCGACAAGCGCCATCGAGATAAGGCGCAATCTCTCCAAGACCCTGAAAAAGAATCCATTCTTTCCCGTCTGGGTTGATGATGTAAATTTTATCCTTGCCCGAATAGGAATATTTTTTTGAGTTCAGATTGAAAAATAAGTTTGCGGGATGCTTGGCTCTGATTTTTGGGAGCCATCTTTTATTTTTCACATACCAAAACACTTCTGCCGGAGCTACACCAATACAAATTCTATGTTTTAAAATGGTAGCCAGGGTGTGCTTTGGTAAAATGGTCTTCCACTCTGAACGAATCGTATCGTAAAGGTCCGTTGGAAACCCTTCTGTATTTTTCATGAGAAAGGGACATCCCAAAAATGACATAATTCTAGTCATGACCCCATGGTAAAACATAGGATCTCTCATCATGGCGACCATCAATTGGGTAATTTCTCGTAAAACACCCTGTTCTGATTGGTCAAGAGCGCTTTGGACCTGCTCAAAAGTCCAACCAGAGTAAGAAAGCTGCCAAAAATCGTTATGCGCGTAGACTGATTTTGGAGAATCTACATCTCGAAGAACGATAATCTCCTTATCGTTTTTGGGTAAACGAGGATAAGAAGGAGATAAGGAAGTGGAAATATAATTTCCAACACGCGCAAGCAGACCCATGAAGAGTCTATATGATTACGTCTCCATAAAAGATTTTGTCAAGCTGGCGGTTCGTCTCCATCATAAAGCCTAGATTTTCATCATTATTTTGGCTATGTGAGTGTTTCCTTTTCTTGAACCAGTGGAGCGCATGTACAGTAGAGTCTACTTTGTCATCATGGGGATAAGAAGGGAATGAACAGAGTTCCTCTTCATAATCGGCGAGCCATTTTGCCTGTATGGGTAAATAGACAAAGCCATTCTCTATCAAAGAACTCACTTCTCTTAATCTTGTCACTTTGGAACCCTTCGTAGGGATCGCATAAACAGGAATGAGACCACTTCGAAGCTCTTGAATAAGTGACTGTCCAGAACCCTGATCCTCAATGAGGAGTGAGCTAGGGCGATATCTATCGTAAAGCCGTTTGGCTTGCTTCACAAGGTCTGGAAATTTCAATCTTCCGCTCCAAACATCAACAAGGTAGTATCCGGTTCTGTCCTCGTACCAGGTTGTGCATACAGAGGGGTCGTTATATTCCTTGTCCTTCGTTCCCGTATCCCAGCTTTGTACGATTTGCAGTGGAAATTCAGGCAAGCTTACATAGCGACGAAACCAATCTCCGTTAATCTCAGACCCTTCTAATGGAATGGGTCGCTGTTGATAAAGACTTACAAACTCTCGCAATCCCATAGTCGTTCGAAGAGATTCTAATTCTTCTAAGGGATATTGGGACCAAAGCGCTTCTCCTCGTTTGCGGCCCCAAGTATCCCCATGCCTGAATGTAAATTGCTGGTCTTGGTCAGCAATGGCAGGCAGGCTAATCACTTCCCAATTTTCGTGTGTATGTTCCTTTAAAATCCACCCTGAAAGATCGTCAGGATGCCAGCGGGTACTAATGACAACGATCGATCCCCCCTTGTGAAGACGGGTTTTGGCAACAGAAGCATACCATTGTTTGTGCCTGTTACGAATTACCGGAGAATCGGCGGCCTCTCTCCCCTTAACAGGGTCGTCAATAATAAGAACGTCTGCTCCTCTACCCGTAATGGAGCCACCCATACCCACACCAAAATAAACAGAACCGTTTTCCAGTTGAAATTTACGCGTACTTCGAGAATCGGTTTTGATTTGTGTGTCAAAGAGGTATTCATAGAGTTCATTGTTGATAACCTCTCTCACCTTATAGCCAAAATCTGTCGCCAGGGTTTGGGAATAAGAGGTGGCAATGATTTGTTTTTTAGGGTTGAGTCCTAAATACCAAGCTGGAAAATACACACTGGCGAGCTGACTTTTCCCGTGACGAGGCGGAACGAAAATCATCAATCTTCTTTTTTTGCCATTGGCAACATCCTCAAGGGCCTCTGCGATGAGTTGATGATGAGGATTGATATCATACTCTGGCCAATCCATTTTTACATAGGAAAGAAGGCTTTCCCGTGCGAGAATTTGATTGATGGACCGCTCTTCATCTGCGTATGTCATTTTTTATGATGAACCCAGATTCGAATGCTATGGTATAAATGAATCAGAACGAAAAACATGACGGGGATTCCGAAGAGAGTCATCATTTCGCACACTATTTGTCACCAATCCGGCCAAACCCATAAAACGAGGTAGAGCATCCTACCCGTACGGCATTACTTACATTCCCTCCTACGGTAATTGCTTTGTTTGTTTTCTCATCAAAAGAGATGCATAACTCTACATGGGTAGGATGATTGAGTCCGAAAAAGACAAGATCCCCAACTTTGGGAACCATCGATGAGCGGGGCCGGAAAAAAACATCGCCCGCTGTGTAAAGGTTTCGAAAAAGAACAGCGACATCCAAAGAAGCCACTTGACGAATGAAGCGAGAACCCGCTTCTAAGTAGGCCGTGCATACCGCGCCCGCACACCACTTGGCCCAACCTGTTACATCGGCCTTGCGCTGCGTCCAGTGCTCAATTGCCCAGTCCACAATCGGACCCATATTCTCATCATCAATCTCATGCTCTCCTAGATGGGATTGTAAAATTTGTACGGCACGTTCTGGAATCGTGAGCACTGTTTGAGAAGTCACATTGTAGGGAATGGGAATGGTGTCTTGTGTGGGCTCAGTAATCTTTTTCATGACTTCTTAGCCTAGCTGTTCCTTTTTTAGTCGTCAATGCCTAAAATTTATGTTGACAAAGTAGTCATTATTAATTACTGTTGTTTTATGGAACGAAGCATAGCGTTACCCATCCAAGAGCAAAATAAATACTTGATGAATGCAAATGAAGCCATTACTGAAGAGACTTTTCAAAATGGAGTGTGCCTTTACATGTGCAATGAGTGTTTCAAAGAGCAGTTTGGAAGCCACGCAAGGATTGAAAAAAGACTGACCGCAGAACGTTACTGCGATGTTTGTGTAAAAAAGTAATGCGTCTCGCCATTTGCGCAGGGCTTGTTACGATGACTGGTATTTTGCTCATTGTGGTGAAGCTCTTTCAGGAAGAACACTTTTACTCTGCGGCTCTCTTGCTTGTGGGGGTAGGCAGTGCTGCGCTCATTGTTGCGCTTTTTTTATACATGAAAGATACCAAATGAATACACGAAGAATTGAAGAGTTTTTAGAGAGAAGGTCAGAGGAAGATAATATCACATGGAGAGTCTGGTTTCAGGTGGTATTTTTAGATTTGTTTTATGTCGAGGGTCAGGGGTATCCTCCCGAAGTTCCTTTTCGGTCCAAGCATTGGAGAAAAAATTTAAAAGATAGCTTGCGTTACCATGGCGTCACTTTCGAGGAAGTGGTAAGGTATTTTACGGAGAGAAGAAGATGAAGAAATTACTTTTGTTATGTGTGGTGCTTCTTAGTTGTAATCAATCTACCTGTGGTAAGGGAAGTGGAGGAAGGGATGGGGGCTATGCCAATGAGCCTACTTCCACCGCTGGCTATCCATAGCTGCCATCGCACGCTTTAAGTTCTGAAGGTCAACGGTTGTGAGACGCCGTTCAATGAGCTTTCCTTCAGGATTTTTTTGAAGTAGCCGAAGGTAGGGGATTCGCTCTAGTTTGCAAAACTTAGATACCGTAATTTCATACTCCTCTAAGTACGCACGTTCTTTCGCCGTAAGCCATTTCTTCGGTTCCTTAAAAAGATGGGAAGATAAGGTGGAGAGATGAGATGGGGGGGATGTCGCCATGCAGAGTAATGTATGGGATTGAGAATAAAAAGTCAATTGACTTGTCCTTAATAATGTGTAAAATAGTAACATGGTGCAAATGAATTTTATAGCAAAGATCTTTGGGGATAATGTATTACGGTTGCGCAAGAAGAGCGGGGTGAGCCAGGGGGCTCTAGCGGTGCGAAGTGAGGTCAGCCGGAGTACGATTAGCAAGATAGAGAAAGGCAATGGCAATCCGTCGATGCTTCAGCTTGGTAACATCTCTAAGGCGCTCGATGCCACTGTCTTATACATGCTATCAGACCACAACCTGGAAGATGAAATCGCAGCGATGCCCGTTTTAGCTACAGGGTTGTGTGCGGTGACTAAGGAAGAGATGATGGCGGCCCCAATACGAACCTATGAAAGGTTACCAGTTATTAAAGAGTCAGAATATCAGGTACCCGAAGGCGTGATAAGAAGAATGAAGAAAAAGATAGATAGGCTTTTAGGAATTGAAGAAGTGCCATTGCCTACAGCCAAAGGGCATCATCATAAAAATGGTGATTTGCATGTGCTTAAAGACAATGAAGTGTGCGATAGGTAAGATGAAAGAACATAAGCGTTACATCGTTGATGCAGACGTCGCTTGGAAATTCATTGAAGACGTCTTTGGTGGAGTATGTTCTGACGGGAGTAATTGCGTTCATTGCGAAGTAACATTCCCAACAGATGGTAGATTTAATATTGAATTCACAAAAGAACCGGTTCAAGGATTTGGGTTTATCGATGTCGTTTCGGTTTCTCTTGTCAGCAATCCTACAAAAAAAATAAGTCGAGGGGTGGATATTTGTGATTCTCCTACCATCCAAAGGTTTATGAGAGATAACTGAACATATGTTCTATTTGCGAGAAGGTAGACGCTCCGGCCCATACCCCCCCTTTTAGATATTTTTCAACCCACTTTTTCCTACATCTGCCTACACTGAACAACTGATCAGTATACTACATGTGTTCAGTATGCCTACATTTGCATACATATAATTAGTTATATAAGTACTTATTTTACAGATACAAACGACGACATATCAACATAATTTTGTGTAGATACATAGTACGTGTGTTGATTAATAACAATGGGTACGTATGATCTCATTGTTATAATGAGTACCTAACTTCTCAATCTGGCACTGCTTACGAAGCGAGGCTTGGAGGGTGGGTGTCTAGATAGGATGGTTCTGTCATGAGCGTAGTGAGCTCTTCTTCGTAGTCCGCAGAGAGCATACGGAAGCGCTCAATGGCCTCTTGCTCTCCAAGCACACCACGCAGGAGGTCGGCCAGGATGTCTGCGAGCTCGGCCCAGAACGAGGAACTCATAGGTTGCCTCCGGTGCCTATGACCTGTGCGCTGAACAGCTTGAGGAGCGCGTTCTGTGATACCACCAGCTCCACCCACGTCATACGCAACCTCTGGTAGGGAGCCACACACAAAGGCGACATGGTTTTAAGCTCCGCAGCCTCTGCCGTTTTCACGGCAACGATCTTGAGCTTCGAGAGCTGTAACGCGCTTTCAGCGCCTTTCGGTATCAGGTGGCAGGCGGAAGCCGCCGTGAGCCACAACGTGGCGAACAAGATGATTTTTCTCATAATGGACCGTAACATGTCATTACGGAATGTCAAGCGGAATGATGAAAAAGCACCAAGATTGGGAAGTTAGGGCACTACCAAATTTAGTCCCGCAGGTGGGCTCTATCTCAAAAACAAGGTATGGCACAAAAAGTACCAGATCGTCGCTGAGCTGTCCATACCGGGCTTTCCCCTTGACACTTGTACAGTTGAACAATTAATCATGTGGTTATATGTGTTTATATGTGGTAATATGTATTTAATAATCTTATCTATGTATTCATTTGTTTACGTATGTGCATGTATTTAAATGTAGTATAATTTACCAGCAATGTAACATTACGCTACCATGTGTCACCGATAACAATGTACCATACTGTCCATACTGTCCATACCTTGTTACTAAAACATAAAAGCTAGTTCAGTAGTTTGTACAAACTAATATACAGTAGTTCAGTATAAAACAGTGTATATTAGTATAGTGGTTTATATAAACTATACTGAACATCCTATAATATACCCGCAAGGTTTGCAAACAAGGTATGGACAGTATGGACAGGTATGGCCACCCAGGTTTATATTGTGAGTTTAATATCCCGCAGTGTTCAGATGGGCCTAGCAAAACACCTGAACAAGAGCATTCCCTATCCGTTCTCATGCATTTTGCGCATCATACCCTGGCCAACAAACCATCCATAACGAATCCTGATCACGTTTACGGCCTATAAAAACGGAAGGGAGGGGTAACCATGCCAACCACGATGACATAGCCACTCCTCCCTTATCCACTGCTTTCTGCGCAGTACTAT